TCATCTATCCTAAAACAGGCAGTAATCTTCCATGTTTTGGTATGGATCTTATGGGATTCTTTGACAAGAAGGTCATTATTGTCTTTGACTTCCAACATCCTGTAGAAAACTATTTGTTCTCTGTTGAAGGTTTACCAAAGCAAGAGGGCAACATAAGATTTTTTGAACCAGGAAATCACTTCTCAGAAAACATATATGTTGTTAAGTGTGAAATGAAAGATGTAAATGATCATCTTGAAATGTTTCAAACTTACTTGACAAAATACAAAAATATGTTAGAATTAGAGAAACCAACTGGAAAAGATACCAGTTTTTATAAAGACTTTGATGTTTACATGACCAAACTAGATCCTGTTGGAGGTTATCTTACTGGTAAGTTTGGTAAAGAAAAAGCAGAGAGTCTCGTAAATGACTTTTTATTTTGTTATGGTTAATGCATGGAGTCTAGCAGCATCTATACTAGATGGAACATTTGAGGAGGATTACCCACTTATGACTAAATCAAAAAAAGGATGGAGTGAAGAAGACGAAATCCGAGAACTAGATGACTACTATGAGTTTAAAGTTGTAGGATCTGGTAACACCGCACATTCAGATTATTATTATGATTACAATCGTAATGATCCTGACGCAAAAAATCCTTTTACAGAAGCATTCGATTATTTAATGGGGGAATCAGTGACTGAAAAAACACCTTGGATATATGAATCACCTGATGGTGGTAAAACTGTTTATAGACATGAACGTGGAACTGATCCTCTGAAAAGAGAATTAGTTGATCTTAATGTAGAAATGGCAGATATTGATGATCAGTACTCTCATCACTTTGGAAACAATACAGTTTCTCCATATATAACCAAAACTTTTAAGTATGAGGAAGATGCAATTCTTAAACAAGCAGAGGAATATATTGCCAAAACTTATGAATTGCACTATACTAGTGATAAGGGTAATTATCAAACTCTAGATCTTATTGAAAGTATTGGAGATGCGGAAGCATTTTGCCGATCCAATGCAATCAAATATCTTTCGAGATTCGGCAAAAAGGATGGTAAGAATAGAAAAGATATTCTAAAAGCCATTCACTACTGTACACTACTATATCATTTTTCTTTTAATGACAACAGCAACTAGAATACCGATGAAACTTCGTCCACACAACATGAAACTATCTGAAAAAACTGTAAATCTTTTAAAGAACTTTGCGTCTATCAATCAGTCCATACTTTTTAAGAGAGGTGACTCCCTTCGCACAATGTCAGTAATGAAAAATATTCTTGCTGAAGCAGATATTAGTGAAGAGATTCCACAAGACTTTGCCATCTATGATTTAGTTCAATTCTTAAATGGTGTATCTTTATATGGAGATCCACAATTAGATTTTGGAAATGATTCTTATGTTACTATTCGTGATGGTAAAAATCATAGAACAAAATATTTCTTTGCAGATCCAAGTGTAATTGTAACTCCACCAGAGAAGACATTAACTCTTCCAACCGAAGATGTATGTTTTACTTTAGATACTAATAGTCTAACACAATTACTCAAGGCAGCAGCAGTATATCAACTTCCTGATTTCTCAGCAGTTGGTGAAGCAGGTGTTGTAAAACTTATGGTTCATGATAAGAAGAATGATACTTCAAATGAATACTCAGTTGTTGTTGGTGAAACCATAGATACATTTTCATTCAACTTTAAAGTAGAAAACATTAAGATACTTCCAGGATCTTATGAGGTTGTTATATCTCAGAAACTACTTTCTAGATTTGTAAATGAAAATTATAATCTTACATACTTTATTGCACTCGAACCTGATTCAACATTTGGATAATGTTTTACAAAAAGGTAAGTCTAGTAACTGGTGGATTTGACCCTATTCATAGTGGTCATATATCATACTTTGCTAGAGCAAAAGACTTCTCTGATTTCTTAGTTGTAGGTATCAACACTGAAAAATGGTTGACTAACAAGAAAGGTCAATACTTTCAATCTTGGGTTGAACGTGCAGAAATAATTCGTCATTTAAGAATGGTTGATGCTGTGATTACTGTTCCTGATGATGATGAAGGATCTGCATGTGGTGCGATTGCTAAATGTTTAGAGATAGCAGATAAAGTTATCTTTTGTAATGGAGGTGATAGAGCAAAGAAAAATACTCCAGAAGTGAAAAAATATGGTGAGAATCCTAGAGTTCAATTTCAATTTGGAATTGGAGGAGAAGATAAAATGAATAGCAGTTCTTGGATATTAAAAGGTTACTTTGAACGTCAACGTAAATTATTGGGTATATAATGCAGAAAGAAATTTTTTTCACAACAGAAGAAATGCAAATTATCAGAGTTTGCTTACATAATGCACCTATTCCTTATGATCAGGGAGACGGTGCTAAAGAGTTGAAAAAACTGCAAGAAAAAGTAGGTGAACCAATACCTCGAAAAGGAGAACCTTTACCTTTAATTAAATGTGATTTAACTAAGTACGAAAAATGAACAATGTTGGATTAGAAGTTGTCTTTTGGACAATCTTAGCACTTTATCTTTTAACAAAATTAGGAGTGTTTAAGAAATGAAAAAAATACTTTTGAAAATATTAGAACCCATTGCCTTAGTTGGGATGATTATTTTTCTTGGTATTATGTTTTTAATCTTTATAATAGAACATCTCTTTATAAGAAATCCTGCTAGGTTTATAAAGAATATATTTAAAAGAAAAAGAAGGAGGAAAAGAGTATGATTCTACCAGGTTCTACGGTTAAAGTAACTGATGAAAATTCAATATATAGAGGGTATGTTGGATGTGTTCAAAGAATACAAGGAAAGAAAGCAGCAGTTCTAATGGATAGTCATACCCCTTGGGACAAGATGATTACCTTTAGAATTTCTTCACTTGATGAAGTGACAGAAGGTTTCCAATATTATCCTAAAAAGAAAAAATGAAATTAACACAAGAACTCATTGACAAAATTCAAGAAGCTATGCTTCATACCAATCTGAAAGGTGAAATAAACTGGAAAGATGGTGATGATATCGAAGTCCAGATTGGAGGCACTTTTGCAAAAGATAAATTTATTGTAATTAAAAACACATCTAAGGATCCTTGGGTTCCAGCCAACCCACATCCAGAATATGATTACGAAAAAAAAGAATTTAAAAAGTAATGTCAGAATTTATTCAAAGACATATCGGACCTTCCGAAAAAGAACAGACTCAAATGTTAGATGATTTGGGTCTTTCTAGTATAGATGAACTTGTAAGACAGATAGTTCCAGACTCTATACTTTTAAGAGGTGATAATAAATTACCTGATGGGTGCAGTGAACAAGAAGCACTCACAGAACTAAAAGAATTAGCAGGAAAAAATAGAGTAACAAGATCGTTGATTGGTCAAGGATACTATGGTACAATTACACCACCAGTAATACAACGAAATGTATTTGAGAATCCTGCATGGTATACATCATACACACCATATCAGGCAGAGATATCTCAGGGTAGATTAGAAGCATTATTTAATTATCAAACACTGATCACAGAACTTACTGGACTACCAGTTGCAAACGCATCATTGTTAGATGAAGGAACCGCAGCAGCAGAAGCAATGATATTAAGTTATAATAATTCTAAAAACAAAAATACATTTTTAGTTGATAGTGAAGTATTTCCACAAACATTAGCAGTATTACAAACAAGAGCAAAACCATTAGGAATCGAAATAAAATTAATTGATTGGTATACAGTAACAGAGTTAGAAGATTTTGATGATGCTTTTGGATTATTAGTTCAGTTACCAAATAATAAGGGAAGACTTCGTGAACCGAATGCACTTCTTCGTATTGCAGATGTTTATAAGTGTATGAAGATTGCGATTGTAGATCCAATGTGTCAGGTCTTGATGCAACCTGTAGGAGAAATGGGATTCGATGTTGCAGTAGGTAGTATGCAAAGATTTGGTGTTCCAATGGGTTTTGGTGGACCCCATGCAGCATTCTTTGCATGTATCGACAAATATAAACGTAAGATCCCTGGAAGGATCGTAGGACAGTCTTTAGACTCTCAGGGTAACAAAGCACTAAGATTGGCATTACAAACAAGAGAGCAGCATATACGAAGGGATAAAGCGACATCTAACATATGCACTGCTCAAGCATTACTTGCAAATATGGCAGGATTTTATGCTGCATATCATGGTGCAGAAGGGTTGAATAAGATAGCAACTAGAATATTAAAATATAGACAAACTTTACAAAAAGCATTAAGGTGGTGTGGTATTGAAGTTGATGAATCTGAAGGATTTGATACTGTTAGATTTAAAAGTTTTCTTGCTTTGGAAGGATTTAATGTTCGCTATGAAGATGGTTATACTTTAATTACATTAGACGAATGCACCACACTTGAAGAATTGAAACAACTTGTAGACTCTCAATTGGACATTACGAATAGATTTGATACTATTGATCATGTGATAGATTCGATTGGAGATTATAACTGGATGGGTATTCCTCAAAGAAAGAAACCTTGGTTACAACAAGATATCTTTAATAAGTATCATAGTGAAACTAATATGATGAGATATATTAATGAATTAGTTCAGAAAGATTTCTCATTAGTAAATGGTATGATGCCACTCGGTAGTTGTACAATGAAGTTGAATGCAGCAGCAGAACTGATGCCAGTATCATGGTCTGAGTTTGCAAATATACATCCATTTGCACCTGCATCTCAAACACTTGGTTATGATATTATCATTAATGATTTGAAGGGTTGGTTGTGTGAGATCACAGGATTTGATTCAATATCTTTACAACCTAATGCAGGTTCTCAAGGAGAATATGCTGGTCTTTTAACGATACTTGATTACCATAAAAGTCGTGGTGATGATAAGAGAAATGTATGTCTAATACCAGAGAGTGCTCATGGAACTAATCCTGCGAGTGCAGTGATGGCAGGTATGAAAATAGTTCCTGTTAAATGTGATGAAGATGGAAACATTGATATGGCAGATCTAGAGAAGAAAGCGATAATGAATACATTTGAACTTGCTGCAATCATGGTTACATATCCATCAACTCATGGTGTGTTTGAACCGACAATTAAAGATATCTGTAGAATTGTTCATGAGAATGGTGGTCAGGTATATCTTGATGGGGCAAATCTAAATGCACAAGTATGTTTAGCAAAACCATGTGAGTATGGTGCTGATGTATGTCATCTTAATTTGCACAAAACATTCTGTATACCACACGGTGGTGGTGGTCCTGGTGTAGGACCGATTGGTGTCGCAAAACACTTAACACCTTTTGTAACTCATAGAGTATCAGCAGCAGAGCAGGGTAGTGCATCTATCTTACCTATTAGTTGGATGTATATTCGTATGATGGGTGCTGATGGATTACAAAAAGCAACTGAGGTATCTCTACTAACTGCTAACTGGTTGGCAGATCAAATAGATCCATATTTTAAAGTATTGTACAAAGGTGCTAATGGTAGAGTTGCACACGAATGTATCTTTGATTGTCGTAATATGCCTGTCACTGCAGAAGATATTGCAAAAAGATTGATGGACTATGGTTTTCATGCACCTACACTGTCGTGGCCAGTTTTAGGAACTATGATGGTAGAACCTACAGAGTCAGAGTCACTTGATGAATTAAAAAGATTTGCAAAAGCAATGGCAATGATAGCAGGAGAGATATATGTTGATAGAGATATAGTAAAGAATGCACCTTATACTTCTAAAGAAATAGTAGGAGAGTGGAAGCACAAGTTTTCAAGACAAAATGCAGCATATCCTATGAAGCAAGAAAACAAATTTTGGCCAGCGGTATCAAGAATTGATAATGTATATGGAGATAGAAATTTAGTTTGTTCTTGCTCAGATTACTTTAAAGATAGTAGTCAAGAATAAAATCCTGTGTTATAATAAGATTGTTAGTATTCAGACGATAAAACTTTTATTAGTTTTCATAATCTAATACTCATTCTTTTTTATTATGAACATTTTTGTAACTGATCCAAGTCCTGTTGCATCTGCACAGGTTCTACCTGATAAACACATTGTCAAGATGCCACTAGAAACATGTCAAATGTTATCTATTGTTGCATCAGAAAAGTGGGGTCATGGTTTTGGTACATTACCTAAACTTGATGGTACACCATACAAGACAGAGAAAGGTGCATTCCGTAATCATCCCTGCACAGTCTGGGCACAAGATAATTACACATGGTTGATACTTCATGGTCTTGCACTATGCTATGAATACACTCATAGGTATGGTAAGAAACATAGTTGCCAATCAACCATTGCACATTGCACACAAATATTTCCACCACAAGATCATGATCCTAAATCTTTCGCATTCGCAGGACCAGATGAGTTTAAATTTGACACAAGCATTGACACTTTTACTGCTTACAAACGTTATATATCGAGCAAACCTTGGGTTGCATCTAATTATCTTC